AAAGATTTTAATTCTGCCTGTTGCTCAGATACAGAGGGAGTACCCATTAGCCCACGCATTCCTGACTGCATAACGCCTACGTTCTGTGCGCCCATAGCCATATATTGTTGATCAGGAGTTAGGTTAGAATCCATAGGATTTATACGGTTTCCTGAAACTCCTGTTAACAAACCTGCTAAATCATTCTGTGCCATTATGTATTCCCTTTAATCAAATCTATAAGTGTTTCTAATGTAACACTGTTTCCAGTAGGATCAACACCTGAAGCAGTACTTAACGCCCCTGTTAACATCTGCTGACGTAAACGGTTAGCCAAGTCTTCACCTTGCATCATAGATTCAGAACCTGTTTGACCAAGCTGTGATTGTAGTTCTGCACCACGCTGTTGACCACGTTGAGCCAACTCACCAGATTGTAGACCGGAACCAAACATGCTAAGAGCTTGTTGTTGTGGGTTGTAACCTGCGTTCATCATGTTTTGCATAAGCTGTAGGTCTTGACCTTGTAGCTGTCCTTGGAACAGTGAAGCTTGATTACCAAGACCAAACATTCCTTGACCTAGATTAAAGTTACCTTGTTGTAAACCCTGTTGAAAACCTGCTGCACCTTGGTCAGCCCCTTGTAAAGCTATTAGGTTCTTTAGCTGCTGTTGATTCATCTGGTTGCTAGCTTGTGTACCTGTCATGCCTAAGTTAGCAAGAGTATTACCACGGCTTATTCCTGCTGTTTCTAAACCTGAACCAACTTGAGCCAAGTCAGAAGTCATACCTGTTAGAGACTGTGCATTCTGCATAGCCTGCTGTTGTTCAGCCATAGACTGTTGACGAGCCATAAGAGAAGCTGAGTTACCTGCTTCAGCTTGTGCTTTAGCCATAGCTAGCTGCTCTGGAGTGCCTCCGTAAGCGTCCGTAGAGATGCCTAAACGACCTTGACCCAGTAGTCTCTCCTCTAGCGCAAGGTTCTGTCGCTCTTCTTCAGGACGTTGTGTAGCCCTTATAGACTCATAGATGTCAGCTTGTCTATCTTGTGGAGACATCATCAGACCTTGGCCTGCTTGCTGTGCTAGCTGTCCGTACTGTGATCGTAAACCTTGAAGATCAGAAGGCTGTCCTGCTGACCCTAGCTGTCCTAATGCTCCACTTAGTCCTGCCTGTGTAATCCCCTCCATGCCCGTAGGCTGTCCGTACTCTGATTGTTGTTGTCCAAACAAACCACCCATTGCCCCGCGTTGTGCAGCAACAGAAGGATCAAACTGTCCTGATCTGCCAAGGAAGTTTTGAGCTTGACCATAGGCTTGGTTGCCCATCTGTCCTACCATCGGATTGTACTGACCACCTAAGTTACCCGCTAGTTGACCTGCACTACCAAAGAGTGTGTTCTGTAAACCTAGTTGTTGTGGGGAAAGGTTAACATCTAAACCACCAGTAGGTGTTGATTGTACATTAGCAAGTTTAGAAGTAACACCAAAAGGTTTAAAGCGAGTATCATCAAAAGCTTTTTGACCTAGAGCAGTCATCTGGTCATAGCCTAACTTACCTGCTTCCTTTGCTGCCTTCTCGCCTTCTCTACTTATTCCATAGGCTGCTGCCATTGACGCAGCATCACTAAAGTCTTTGCCTAATATATTACCAAAAATATCATCAAATAGTGACATTAGTATGCTCCTCCAGTTATTGTATCAGCCGTAAGAGTACCTGATATGTTTACAGTGACGGCTGTAGTAGTCCCTGTTAGGGCAGCGTTAGCAGTGTTAGCTTTAGTAGCACTGGCTACAGCTATGTTATTAAACTCTGTGTCTATCTCTGTTCCTTTGACAATCTTAGCAGCATTACCTGAACTGAGAGCATCCTTAGTGGCAAAGTTAGTGGTCTTTGTATAGTTGGACATTAGATGAGTCTCCCTAGTATTGCGTGTATGTCAATTTTTTGAATAGAAAAAGCTGAGTCATTTATTTCAGTCTCAAGACCAATGGTAACTACTTCACCGTTACCGCTAGTGTTAACTTTTGGTGTGTTGATAATAGCCGAAGCTGTATACTCAGCAGTTGTGTTGTACTCAGAAACACCATACTCAGCAGCGTTGACTGAGCCAGTTAAGTTAAACACCTGCTTAGTAAAGTCAGTGGTGTAGTCATAGCCCCAATTTAATGTAGAGCTAGTGTTCTGACCACCAATAATAGTAATGTTAAACTTCTTCAGGAACTTTAGGTTAGAGGCGTTACCAAAGTCCATAGGGTTACTAAAGTAACGCATCTGGTATTTAGCTGCACCGTCTAGGTAGCCGTTATACTTAACAATACCTGAAGAAATACCAAAGTATATGTCACCTGTTTCCGTAGTAGCCAATGCTAAAGGGTTTAGACCTGACCAAGTAGTTACTCTTTGTGACCCATCTTGCAAAGGCGACCGCATGTCAAAGCAGTACGTCACATCGCTGCTAGGGAAAGTTAACAAGTAGAAGGCTTCATTAGCACTGTACAAAGATTTGATAGCGTTAGTCTGTAGTGGTATAAGAGAGGTAAGGTCAGTACGCACATTCTTACTAATGTCACGCATAGGCATAGACTTCTCTTGGATAGTCCTAGTAAAGCTACGTACACCTGAGTCAGACAGGAACAAGATGTCAGTACCTGTGTGTTGCACTGAGTCTCTTGCTACGCAACCTACGCCCTCTACTGTGTCAGATAAGACCATCGTTGCGGGAACAGAAGCACCTGAGTATATAACAATAGACTTCTTACCAAAGATTACTAGGAAGTTGTTGTGTGCAGCTAGAGACACTACCTCATCGTTACCTGTAGGCCATACTGTTGTGAGGTTTAAGTTACCTGATGTGCCGCCTGTCCACTTAGAACCGTCAAGAGTGTCACTCCAGTACACAGTGTGCTTGTTGCCTACAACGTCTGTAATCCACAGCTTACCAAAGGCAGCAAGGACTTCGTTGCCCTGTGGTACAGTGCCTGAGTATCCTGTGTGAGCAGTGATAGCCTCCATTACAAAGGAGCCTGAATCGTCTGTAGCAATCAAGGGTACATGACCAGACTGAACCATGTAGAGGTGGTTGTTAAAGGTAGCACACTTCCAGTTGTTCCCAGAAGGAGAGTAGCCGTTAGGAGTGATGTCAACCAGTGTACTAGTGCCTTTGAATATCTTGTTGTTACCCGCAGATATGACAACCTTGCTACCGCTAGTGTCCACAAACTCAAAGACTGTCTCTATGCCACGACTGCTACCTAGTACAGCAGCACCGTTACCTGACACAGCGTCCCAACCTTTACGTGCGCCTATGCGTCCTAACTTATCTATAACACAGTTGTCAGCTACGGAGGAAAACGAAGGATCACCACCAATGGGTGACTCTTGTGTATTTAGCCCCATAAATCCCGGAGCCGCTACTGTAATGTTCTGTAGTTGTTGAGCCATTTAAGAATACCAGATAGTTTCTTCAGGGTGTTGAGCAGCATCAAAGGCAATAGCATCAGCTAGCGTCCTATCAGCAAGAGCAAACAGTTCAGCAGCACTTGTACCGCCTGTCTCTCCACGCTCTCTAGCGCCTAGTGCAGTGGCTAGTTGAATGACAGGAGAAGTAGGTACAAAGACTTTAGTATCGTCTTCAGTAAAGTCAGCAGTACGCAACACAACATTAAAGCGTACCTGATACACACCGTCAGGTTTAGGATACAAGTCAACACCGTTGTCTCCATTGCCGTCCACACCGTTAAAGCTGTAGAACTGAGGAACACCTGTAGGTGCATCATCAATCAGGAAAGCATTGTTCATCCAGTGTGAGGTACGGTACTGCATAAAGAAGTTAGACGTATCGTTAGCAACGTCCAGTATCTTCATACGATTACCTGAACCAATCAATGTGTAGTTAAAAGCTGTTGACTGTGTGGTAACAGTGAGTGTATTACGCAAGGCTGTCCAATCATACGCATCCTCAACAGTTCTTTTAGAGTCGTTAACAAACTCTCCGATAAGTTTAGAGTAGCTGTTCTGAGCGACTGAGGATACTTCATCTTCCCTCAGTCTGCGTAGTACGCTGTTAACTAGCTGTAAGTATGTCATTATGCAAACCTTTCTGATGATGTAAATGCAGACTCAAACGGAGATGTTAAAAACTCTTCTATGTCTACTTCTTGTTCTTTCTCTACAAACATGGGGCCAAACTCTGTTAGTTCTATGTTGTTTTTAAACTTAAACAATTCGTCCCCAAATATTTTACCTGTTGTTGCTCCTGATAACATACCTTTACGACTACTATCAAAATTAAAGCTAGGTAAATCTATATCAATGTCAATCTCAGGGCCATCAAGACTATTAAAGTGTGGTGTGCTAAAGGGTGACTGTACATCGTATAAGCCTTCATCTAGCTTAGTTAGTTCTTGCCTAGCTGCTGTATCTACTGCTGACAGGAACTCACCTGTAGGCTGTATAACAGCATCGTCAAACGCAGATAAACCTTTTCTAGCTAAAGTGTCTGCTGCTGACAATAGATCGCCTGCGGGGTTTATAACCCTATCGTCAATTTCAGATAAACCTTTTCTAGCTAAAGTGTCTGCTGCTGACAATAACATTCCCGCAGGTTTTGTTATTGGCTGTATAAATTCATCGTCAATCTCAGATAAACCTTTTCTAGCTAACGTGTCTGTTGCTGATGCACCTTGCCTAGCTAGTCTGTTTGCTTCTGATAAAACTTCTTTAACTTTATCTAAATTTACATCAGTCCCTTTAGGTATTGCGCCCTCAACTAATTTATATAAGTCTGTAGCTGCTGCACCTATTGGTCTAACAACATCTCTAACTACTTCTGTAAGAGTATCTGCTGTCCCTGCACCTAACGTACCACCTTCTCTAATGTACTTGCCTAGGCCCATAACAAGGGCCTCATCTACATCTCGACCGTTACCTACTTCCTCTACAGCTTTAGTTAAGCCTGCTGAAAGATCATCAATCTGTATACCTTTCCAACTTGTAATAGCTGTGCCGTCAGGGTTTAAACCACCAATACCTACTTTTTCTAAACCTTCTGCAACTAACTCCCCACCAAAAGTACCAATAATAGCTGCCTTGGGATCACCCACAGCAACAGCGTTTATTAAACCTTTTGATGCAGCGTATGAAAGTTCTTTACCTAGAATTTTAAAACCTTTACCCGCTAATGCGCTTGCTTCGGCTGTTTTAGCAGCGTTTGTCATTGCTTCAAAACTAGTCTTACCCGCTACGACTGATGCGTCTGCGGCTGCTCTACCTACATCTGCTGCTTTTGATGCATTAACGGGAGCTTGTAATGTCTTAGATAACTCAAACCCAGACAAGGCGGCACTTGCGTAGTCCATGCCGTGTAACGTCTGCCCGCTAGCAGCTTTAGCCGCAGTAAGAGCAAGCGTACCTCCGGGAATAAAATTAGCAGCTATGTTAACTACGGGGTTGTTTATTATGTCTTGAAACATAGAAGTGCTTGTATCTATATAGACTGTTGAATACGTACCTACTGCGCCTTGGTCTTGCCAAATTCCATCGCTAACCATGCCGTGTAGAGCATCATTGTTTCTATCGTTTCCTCCTGTTAAATGATAAGTAACACCATCTCTTTCTTGGGTCAGAGGTATGTTGTTATCTTTAACATAAGTGTTTAACGCATCTTTTGAGGCGTTTGTTCCTAAAGCCCTAGGGCCAGAAAGACCAGACCTTACATAGTCACTTGGGTCAAATTGCATAAGCCCATATTTATTTGTCGTGTCTTTGTATTGGGTGTCTAACCCTCCAAGAAAACTAGAAAAATTACCAAGAGCTTCTTCGGTTGTGCCATACACAGAACCGGAATCGTAAGTTATCTCAGACTGATTTGGAAGTTTATGCGAACTAACACCAGAGCCTACACCTTTCTGCCCTGCTTCCCAGAGTCCTTCAGCTTTTTGTTTATCAGCTAGAGCTTGAGAGTTTGCAGCAGCTTGCTTTTGTGTTATAGGTTGTTCAGCAATAGGTGCAATAGGTGCAATAGATGCAACAGGCGTAGGCGAAAAAGGATCAGGCTCGTCAAAAGAGCTACCCAAGGAAGCAAACTGTTCAGGATCAAAACCAAAGTTAAACATTACTTATCCCTCGCTACTGCTTTAGTCTTCTCTACTGTACGCATAGCACCTAGTCCTAACATACCCATTAACACTGTCGTAAGCAGAGAGCTATCAACAGGTGGGACAGTAAACCAGATGCCTAGGATTGGTGACAGGATGGTTGAGTAGAGTAGAGACAGGCCACATATCCAACCAATAGCAGGT